AGGCTCATAATACTGTACTCGTAGTTCTACTGCCAGTAGATTTAACGCTTCGTCCGGCAGCTCCTTAATGGCAGCATAAATCGGTGCCGCCCTGGCATACCTCTGCAAGTTTCTCAACCCACCTTTTATCGCCGCGCTCAGCGCCTGTGTCTCTGGCTGGGACAAATTTTCCGGTAGCACGGAAAGCAAATCTGCATCTTTGAAACTAATCATCCTGAAGACCTCCATATACCAGATTTATGGCTGACGCCTTCGCAACCTTTGCTCCTGTTATTTCTGCAAATACAGGCTTTTGAATCTCGGCCCATTTCACTCCAGCCTGAACTAATTCGAACATCAGCCTTGATGGATTAATGTCCCTTGCAATCGCTGCCTGTTGCCAGTTTACATAGCTCTGGCAGGCTGCTTCTGCTTTTTTCTTGATTGTTTCCGCCATATCCCGATTTGACCGATTGATGTAATAGGTGACGTCAATGGAATATACCTCTTGGATCGGCGCCTTCACAACGACTTTGTCCGTCAGTGGTCGCTTGCTATCATTTTCCAGAAAGCCACTCAGCCCTTTTAAAAAGGTTTCACCTGGCAATTCCCCATTCCGCAACAGTACATAGATATCTACCTCTCCTGGAGATTCACTGTATATTTTGCAATCCTGAATCTCTGTGCTATACGTCATAACCCAATAACGGTAAGCATCCTCTGGTCCGGCGGTAGAATAGGATGATGGTGATAGATAAATTCGTTCGGCCAACTCCTCATCACTTTCTTGGTCGGCTCCGCCCTCCGTCTTTGTCGTATTTTCTACCCGCTCAATATAATTAACCGGGTCTACTAATGTTGCAATTTCCCCTGGTAGAAAACCATTTCCGACGCTGCCAGGTGTCAGACATTTGACCGGAATATCGATATATTCAGTGCCGGCTGGGATTTCTGTCAACAAAGTTGTTGCAAAAAACAGTTTATCGCCTTTCACTCTTGTATTTTTCGGAATTACTACTGGAGATTGCCTGACGGCCGACAGATAAAAACGTTCCGTGGTCATAGCCGCCTGCGCCGGGAGCCGCTCCACATTCTTCATGGCCGCCAGATTATCCAAAAAATCCCCTGTACTGTATTTTAAAAGTCCCATTTTTGCAGCACGATCTACATACTGAAAGCCTTGATAAATCAGCACAGAACAACTATACAAAATCATCCGAATGGGATCAGAAATTGCAAGTTCCTGCTCCTCTCCCGTCAGTTCCTTATACCTGCGCTGATACTCTTTTATCAGTTCAGAAAGGATTTTCCCTCTATGAAACTAACTTCCGGGTATTGTTCAAGTCTTTTCACGATTGTTTCACTCACTACTTTCCCTCCTCCTGCAACTGATTTTTGCGGTCGCCTCTCCGTTTTCCGGATTATGAGCAAACTCTATCCCCACAATTTTAATATTTGGTAAATACTTTTCCGTTTTCTGCAGGAGTTCCTGATAAAATAGGCTTTCCGCAACATCCGGCGGAGCATCCAGGCACTGCCAGCTAATTCCATAATCTCTGATTACTGGTACGCTTCCGGCACGTGTAGAAAGCAACATATTCAGTTCCTGTCTCAATTTTTCTTCCTCTTTATCAAATACTATCGTAAACTCCACATCGGCCTCCTACACGTATTCCTGTAAAGTCAGATCCACCGTAGCTCGGAACAGCTCTCCTTTTACCAGGATTTTATCCCAGATTTCTGAACTTTTCGTGATAACCCAGCGCTGGTTTCCTACCTGCTGATTTCCGATAATAAGATAATGGGCGGTTCCAAGCTCCACCATATCGACGATTTTTTCCAGCACCTCCCTTGGAGGAATGCCAAGGCCTGCATCCAAGAAAATTCTAAACGAAATCGTCTGGAGTTCTGCCCCTGTAAAAACGGTAAGAGGCTTTTTCCCAATCCGCTCCATATTGCTCCATGAACCAGCAATTTCCCGTTTGAAATTCTGGAAGGTGAGGAGTTGTCGGTCGCTGACCTTAAAACGGATGGTTCCGAATGTTCCTATTTTTGCCACAATGCTCATCCCTCCAATGCATCAAGCTTCCTTTTCATTTCAAGCAGCTGTGTCAATGTAATCGTTCCAGCGCTCCCCTGCAGGGAAATTTCTCTGTCGCACAGCGTCAATACCCCTCCGAGCTGCTGCAGGAAAGCAGCGCCGTCATCGCTTAATCTTTTGTAAAACATTCCAGGCCCACTTTGGAGCGGAAGAAAACGTTCTGACCAAAAGCTCCCCATGACAATTCCCATGCTGCTATCATTCGATAAGTGAAGCACTAACACTTGGTCATCCACTTTCGGCATCTGATACTCACCCGTTCCACAAAAAACGGGAAGTTCCGCCGTTCCTTTTTCACTTTTATCCGGATAGACTATACGAACGGTACCGGCCGCATAATTGACACTCGATACGTTTCCTACTCTGATTTCGTTCATTTCGTTCCTCCTGATGTCTGGCCGACAGTATTGGCATCCGTACTTATCTGATATAAACTGAGACGGATACTGTACTCTTTTCTTGACACTCTGTGGCTTGCCTGCGTTACAAAGTAGATTCCATCCATTTTATCAAATCCAACTAACCTTACCGTACAAGCCGCCGGTATTGGTTTATCCGGAAACAGGGTAATTTCCATTGTAACTTCCTTCCGGTTCGCGTTACGAAGTGCGTTTTTTCCAATTCGTTCGGCATCGGCCACGCTTTCTGCCTTCTCATTGACCGACAAAACACGGCCCTCCCGGCCAATAAAGGCTTCTACTTTCTTCCCCTTCTTTGGATCAGCATATCGGACTCTCGCTCCGGTATAGGTCCCCTGAATACTTCCTTTGTATTCCCATTTTCTCACTGCTTCCCGTTCAATAACCGCAACTGGTTCCTGTACTTCATATTCCTCATATGACCATATGATAATCTGAGAAAGATACACTTTCATTCCCATGCCGTATTTATTACAAAGTTCCTGAAGATAACGGCTGTCTGTTTCCCCGTTCTGCTCTTCCCGTTCCAGCGTAATTTCCTGTTCTGTGTCGTACACGAGAGTAAGTCCGTACCGTGAAGCAATTTCTGCTGCGATCTGGTGGATAGTAGCTTTTTCCCAAGTCTGAGTGCGTGTCGTCTCCTTAAAATCCAAATTGACGGGTGATGAAACTCCCTCAACCACCACTTTCTGCGGCGGGCCTGAGAGTCGAAAAGAATCTACGATAAACTCACCGCAGTAAAAGCCCTGGCCAATCCCCTCTCCTTCCCAGTCCTCCAGTTTAATTCCAGCGCTAATTTTATCCCCTTTATACGGAATCCAGACACCTGACCATTTTTCATCTGCATCGCCGATTGTAATGGATATAGAGTCAGACTCATCTGTGGAATCATCATACTGAAAGTCCGACAATGTATCCGATATATAGATATTGGCATCCACGCCATTGTAAAAAATATCCGTCTGTACTCTTCTTGCTCTCAATGCTTCCTCCATTCCGGCCACCCCTGCTTTTCAGCGTCGCTTAGTTCCGGGATGTTAACCAGGATCCCGGCCGGAAACACCACATAATCCAGCAGCTGGAAATTATTCATCATCAAAATGTCCATCTTCTTTTCATCACCATACTGCTTTTTTGCAATCATATCCCAGGTGTCTCCCTGGACGGTTTGATAGGTATCCATCCGCACCTCCTTAAAAACTCATCCGACTCCGGCTTTCCTCGAACCGGAGAAACCACTCTTTAAATCGCTCAAAGGAAGCCTGCTCTGCCTCCTCCACCTCTTCACGTCCGGCGCTCCCATAAAGATTAAATACTGGAGAATACGTTGGTAGAACTGCCGTCTGTCCCTGAAAGCTGGAAGATACAGCCGGCGCTCCTGAAAGCGCCTTCGAATAGGCTCCATAATTATTTTCCTGATACAGGCCGAGAAGACGGCCAGTCTCTTTCCAAAGTTCTGCCGCATTCCGGGAACCGTCAATTGGGATCGCCATTTCTGGGCTTTCCTCCGCAAAATAGGAAAGGGTCGGCTTTTCGATTAATCCTCCAGATGCATAATGCTCAGGCTTCTTATCCGCTGGATCACGATAAGGAACACCCACATTCCGGCGGATACTTCCATCTGATATCACAGGATCCAGTTTGATATCAACTGTAAATGGCTGAAGAAACTGCCGCTTTATCTCATCCCCTACCTGTCTGTAATATTGCCCTATCGTCTGTTCCGTTTTTATCTTCTGGCTATCAACTCCCCTTTGGAGTCCCTCTGGAAACTGTGGGCCGCTAGAATTCGCAACAATCTGCGCCATGTCAGAGAACTGCGCACTCCTTGCCACCTGGGTTCCGATGACTGTCCACATATCTTCAGTCGTTCCCGTAATGGCTGTTAAAGCTGCCTGGTCGGAGAATGCTGCCGTGATCCCTTTCATCGTTTCTACAGCTATGTCTCCTCCCGATGCTTTAATCTGCTCTTCCAGACCATGAAGCTGCTCTGTGGTGGGTTTCATCCCCTGCAGTAACATATTTACAGCGTCCTTGGCCTCATCGCTTAAATCAAAAGACTCCAATGCTTCTGACACTCCCATATAAGCCTGGTCAAGGTAGGTAATCAATTCCTCCACGCCAGCATCCTGCGGGACCTCTGCAAGGGCATCGCTAATCTTTTGATTGACCGCTTCTATGGCTGGCTGAATCTCGCTACCGTAGGTTGCCATAACAGTGTCCTGCATGGTCTGATAACCGTTTAAAATTGTTTCTGCTTTTCTCCGATAATATCCAGCTGCCGCTTCGGCTGATTTATCCTCAAATTCAGCCTGTGTAATTCCCCCCTCTTTTCCTCTTTCTCCTGCAATCCGTTGGGCATTTAAGCTGGTCAGTATTGTTTGGTACGCTTCATCGGCAGATTGGTTGGCCTGCTCGGTATAATCTGCAATCGCTGACTGCAAATTCTGAAAGGTTTCTGGTGTCAGGGCTGCCCCTGCAAATTGTCCTTCTATCATCTGCAGCTTTGCGGCATTCTGGGCATCGGTAATCATACTTGTGATATCCGCCATCTCTGCCAGATAGCTATCCACAATGTTCTGTTTATCCAGTGTAAGCCCGTTCTCCGTGATATCTTCTAACGCTTTACTAATATCCTGCTTTAAAGGATCCAACTGAGCTAAAAGCGACTGGTAAAAAGCTCCGCTATCCTCTGCAAATCCCTGACCGGAATCTCCAAGCACCAACTCCACTGCCAGATTAAGTTCATATCCTTTTTCGGCGATATAGTCTTGGGCACTTGTAACATAACTATCAACATCGCTGGCATAAGATTCTGCGTCCGATGCGTCCAGCTCCATTCCCATTGATAACTTCCATTCCGTCTTCTGTATGGATTTCAGGCTATCTTTCATAGACTTAAAAAATTCATCAGCTCTGCCTGAGGAAGACTCCATTGCCTCAATATTGTCGAACAGTCTATCCCCCACAATGTGCCGTGCAGCCTCGTTTAGCTCTTCCATTGACAGTGTCAAACCACCAAAATGCTCTGACAGATTCTTGGCCGCCTTCTTTTTCGCAGCCCGTTCCATCGCGGAGCTGATTCCTACAATGCCTCCAATTATCAGGCCCGCGGCAGCCACCGGCCAAGCCGACATCATTCCGGACAGTGTACCGAGCAATTTCACTGCCGCCGTAGCTCCTTTCGCGGCCTTAAATGTCAGCATCGCCGCGGCAGTTCCCTTAATACTGCCTTCTATCACTCCCGGATGCTTTAAGAGCCATTTCCCCGCGTCGAGAAGCGGTCCAAACAGGCTTTCTGCCGCCTTTGCAAAGCTCTTCGCTTCTCTTCGAATCGTAGGGATATCCTCTTTTAAATTTTCTGTAAAAGAGCTTAACCACGCCGTTGCATCCTGTACCCCCTCCCGGAGTAAACCACTGAAGCCTCCGTAGATTTCAATGCCAGCCCCCTCCAGGCCGCTTTTTAAAATGGTGATATCTCCAGCTAAGTTATCCAGGCGGACTTCCGACATTTCCTTTGCTGCTCCGGCAGAATTGTCAATTGCATGCGTCAATTCGTCAAAATCTTTCTGCGAAGCATTTACTATCGCCAACAGTCCCGCCATTCCGGTTTTACCTGCAATTGACTCGGCGTTTGCGCTGCGCTCCGATTCTGTCATCTGTGCAAATCCGGCTCTTAGATCCTCCAAAGTATCTTTTAACGGCCGCATGCTGCCATCTGTGTTTGCAGCGCGTACCGTCAATTTGCCGAACGCTCTGCCAGTTAATTCTGTCTTTTCTCCAAGGCCAGTGAGAATCTTTCTTAAAGCAGTCCCTGAATTTGATGCCTTAATGCCTGAATTTGCCATTAGCCCAATGGCAACAGCCGTATCTTGAACAGTATAGCCAAAGGAGCCGGCAACAGGGGCAACATAGCGAAAAGTCTCACCCATCATGGCAACATTCGTATTTGATTTACTACTTGCCTGGGCCAAAACATCAGCAAACATTCCGACCTCGTCTGCTTGCAGCCCGAAGGCTGTCATTGCATCTGTTACAATGTCCGATACTGTTCCCAGTTCTTCCCCGGAGGCAGCCGCCAGGTGCATGACGCCTGGCAGGCCGGAAACCATTTCCTGTGTGTTCCAGCCAGCCATCGCCATGTATTCTAAACCCTTTCCTGCCTCTGTGGCAGAAAATTTCGTCGTTCGGCCCATTTCGGCCGCAACCTCTTTCAGTTGTTTCATTTCACCTGAGGATGCCTGGGAAATTGCCTGTACCGTACTCATCTGAGCCTCAAAGCCGGAACCGGCCATTGTGGAAGCAGTGAGCACTCCGGCCAAACCAGCAGAGGCAGCCGCGGCCCCTTTCGCCATTGCAGCAAAGGTTTTATTTGCAAAGGAATCTAATCGGTCAACTCCATCCAGGAATCCCTGATTTGTCCTCCTGGAAAATTTATAAAGTGTTGCAAGCTCTCTTTCCGCTTTAGAGAAGGCTTTCCCGAAGGAACTTTCCACTTCTCCACCTATTTGAACCTTTAATTCATATCCTTTACCTTTTCCTGCCATTCGCCCACCTCCTTTCCTCTTTCGCTGCTTCCGAAACATCTTTCATGGTCAGGTTCAGCATTTTCAGCGGAAGGCCATAGAAAAAATCAAGGCCTGTATGGCTGTACCTGGCTGCAGCTACACAGGACTTCCTCGCCTCCCGGATGTCGCGGAATCCGGCTATACCGACATGTAGAAAAAACGGTATACCCTGTTTTTTAACACAATCGCATCTCTGGCGCTTAAATGTCCCAATACTTCCAGTGGGAGTCCCGTCAGATGCTGGGCCGTTAATTTAGCAAACAGAAGGGTGGATTCCTGCATTACCGTACCAGTTCCGCCCATCTCATCATAAATACTGTAAATTCTTGCCATGTCATCCAGCGTCATATCGTCCAATCCCGTTAAATCCAGAGATTCAATCTGCATTCCCATATGGGAAACCGGTTTTCTAAGCTTTATAATCTTCCAACTCTCTTTTTTATCCGGTGCCTTCTCTGGTGCATCTTTTTCATTTTTTGTTTCCATACGCCCTCCTTAACACATGTTTCTGACTTCCTTTAAAACATCTTCTCCGTTTACAATGTAAACACCATTCAGCTTGTCAATCTCCAGCATCGTTGTTCCGTCAATCACAATCTTGTAATAGCTGAGACTTAAAGTCACACTGGACTCCATCTTTGCCCCTGCCTTTACACTTCCGGGTGTAAAGGTTTTAACTACTCCGCGAACAGCAATGCTTAGCTGCGTATAGCCA